GGGACGGCTGCCCGCTACAAGGCGGACAGCACATTTTAAAAGAGGCAGAGCCCACAAAAAACAGAAGGCTCTGTTTAAAGTGTGCTTGCCCAAAATGAAATTTATTTTCTTTCACCTCATCCTGCCAGGATAAGTTAATGGGCTTTGTCGTGTGTATTTATTTATTAATCGCGACCACGTTATCGCTACATATATTCACATAGGGCCTATTCCCGCTGTTACGCAGGCTAAGGTCCATCTATTGTACATTTCGATACCTGTGATAGTATCTTCTAAGGGGGGTATATGGGTCTCAAATTCCCAGGAACAGGCGTCACACCTTTTCCATGAGATTTAACAGAACAGTCATAATAATATGTACGGTTGACATAACTGTTAGCGAGACCATTTCCGAAATCAGTATTGTTCGCGGAAATCTCCTGACGGCCTCCAGCCATATATCGCAAATTGCCATACGAAACGGTCCCGCACTCGGGTTCGTCGGTGGTGCCGACGCGAGTCTCGTAAAGATGGCATGCATTCAGGAGCAAATACGGGACATTGGCCAAATAGTACAAGGCAAAGTCCGAGCCAGGAACTGTGTACCGATCGAGGTACGTCAGTGCGGCATCGGTCAAATTTTCGTCAATTTGGGGGTGAATGGTTGCTGGATGTGCACTTTCGAATTGAATTAAGTGTGCAGTAGTCGCTGTAGTGTTGGTAAAGACCAAATCGTTCAGGATGAACCTCGTGTTCATGTAGAATGGAATTTCAACTTCAACGACAGGCTGCTGCTTTGTGGTAGTCACATGCACACCATCGAACTGATTGCTCAAGAGATTATCAGATGTGATAAGGGGATCAGTATAATCGATGTAGTCTGTGTGCCAACCTGCACCTGGGTAGGCATCGGCGCTAAACCAGTTGGGAGCAGATATAGATTTCGTACCTTGTAATGTCTCGCCAGTAACTGATTGGAGGCGCGCCGTGCCAGCCGATTCATTTACGCCGGAATGACTCCTCTGAGCAAGCCCATACCGGCAGTAGGCCTGATCCCACAGCCCACCACTGGCTGGCCAGTTCGTCACACTCTCGCTATCCTCAGCTGGATCCATGGACGAACCGGTACCACCAGTGCCAGGTCTGAGACCACGACCAGTAATGACTCCAGAGTCGGACAGACGTTTGACCGTTAACCCTAGGGAGCCTGTTGCTGACGTGATGGTATCATTCCCACCAAGCACGTACTTGTTTTTGAGTGAACCCTTACGACCTATGAACATGCGCGTGACGAAATGCAGCATTGTTAGGTTGCCAGGGTTGAATCTCAAAGCCCACTTCACGTCCGTTAGGTTGGGGCTGCACGTGGGTGGCGGGTTCCCAAACTGATCCAAGACAGGGCCATTCAAAATCACCTTCGACGGTGGAGGTGGATTGATGCCATTGTTGAAATAAGCACTACCTGTATTGTCAGTAGGTGCCCACCCATAGGCATCGTCAGGGACGCCATCCCAAGCACCTGTCTTCTGCAACCAGACTTGTGTCATCGGGGATGGACCCGGAAAAGGCGGGAAATCTGGTGCTATGATCATGTGGGCTTCAGTAGCAGCTCGATCGATGAGCGGCACCCTCCGATCTGTTTCACAAAAGACTTCACGATTGTACTTGGTCCAGCGCGCCATCAGCTGGTCCCAAGATTTCATCGTTTCGCCAAACGTAATGGAAGCCATCGAGGCTGCCGGCTGAGAGACCTCACCAATAGTGGCCATCTCAGGCGGGTCGATCGGGGTGTTTTCACCCTCTGTTGCTCCCATAGATGCAGAATCCATCTGCGGCTTAAACCTTGAGGGACGGTTATCATCATATCTAGCCGCAAAATTACCAACACGCGTGGGTATTGCATCATTCCTAAAATTCGGAGGGAATCCCGTTGGATCCACAAAAGAAATGACATCCAAATCGCGAGACGTTGGCATCTGGAAATCCATGTCAGAACCAGCACTGGCATAAATCTCAACATTCACATCATTGTTGAGACCTGGCATGGTCGCGGGTACAGCCAACCTGTTAAGAACATAAATCGTAAATGCGCCATTCGTAGACACAGAGTGTTGTCCTATATTGTTTATACCTACATTGCCTGGAGTCCCGTAATTTTCATAACGGTATGAATTCCGTGATTCAACCCTAGACGGTAAGGGAAGTAAAGGCAAGTAGGGTGTAGGTTGCATGTAACCGATTGAGAAGGTGAAATCTCGTCCAGCGTCGCCTGCTATATCTATGGTGCGGCTATACTGGAGATTCATCAACTCTTCTGGGTAATCATTGACGTTGAGTCGAAGGTTCAGATCCGCCCACGGATCGTAAACAATCCGCAGGCGACCTCTGTGCAGATTGGAGGCAACAATCTGAATCCTATACGTCATAGAGCCCCGCCAATAGGTAAACGGCAAAGCAGCATATGCACACGGCGTCGGTGTTACTGCTGGTATGCCATCGACCGATGTTTGGCCAGGTACCGTAGCCCAATTCATCTTAATCAGCTGGGGTGTAACCTGCGCCATCCACAATGGCGTTTCGGCTGGATCATCAACGTGCCATACAAACCGAGACAACCAGCACTCCCTGCTGGCTATATTGTTAATGGACATGTCGGCATCATCAGCCAATCCGACAGTGGCGGAACCCCCCTGAAGAGAGGACCCACCAAATTCCAATCTGTCGGAAATATCTGAACCTGGTTTAGCCAAGTCCCCAAGGAACTGGGGAACATACTCCATTCTGCTCTGAGGTCGGAAAACAGAAACGGGAGGTGGGCCAAACCCAGCGTCTGGATGAATGTCGGAAGTAGGGACAGAAAGTTTGACATCACTAGCCCAAAGAAAGATTTGAACGGTAACCGGATCGTTGGCTCCATTTGAGTGTTTCAGTGGGGCAAGTGACGTGCTGTGCACTACTCCCATATGCGTACGAGTAGCACCGTACGGTCCATACGCTTTGTCGGGGGTGACGCTATGAATGTGGGAATAAACATCCAAAGCAGGTGGTCCACTAGGCGCATTTAGTGGTTGGACATGACTGGGATGGGCTATCCAGTCCCTTTTATTTATGCGAAACCAATTCGCACCAAAAAAGAAAGGGAATTCCATTTCACCACCCATCGACTGGCCTGGGTCGATAAATATTTTAGGCCACTGTGATTGAATCATGGTGCAAGTATCAATCCGGTGCGCGACGTCCACATTGGTGAACGTGTCATGCCCGACACTACCAAAAGCGTCCGGGGTGACAACCGGATTCGCAGACGCGTCATATTGGTACCTCTCGCCAGGTTCCGTCATGAGGGGCCTATATGAAAGGAAACCCCTTCCATAGTGCATCTGTGACCCATTCACAATCACTTTCATGTGCATCTTGCAGCGCATGAGATAAAAATTTGAGATCTTCTGAGCAACGCTCGGGCTCTCTAAGAAATGAGCCCAAGGATTGAAATATATTACAGGAAAGGGATCTCCTACTTCCCACACGTGGGTGGCGGCCAAAATGGGCCGTTCCAACCAACTTGAAAGGTCGAGTCCACTTACTCCACCCCAATCATGTGAGGGATCTTCGTCTCCACGTATGGAAACGATAAATTGCTCTTCGGAATCATCGAAGGCAAAGGTCTGCTGAAGTTTGACGTCAGCAGTCGTCGTTACGTTATTAGTTTCTGAGCAATAATACGGCATAGAACAAGCTCTAAGGTTCTAAGCTATGACAAAATTCACTTAATTATAGTGTACATGGGATCAACCGGCGTGAAAATACCGGTCCAACATCAATATACAATTATGGGCTGTTAGACAACGCGGAGCGTCCGTCGCGCTAGCCCAAGCGCTATTGTACATATTTAGAGGTGCTCGTAAACGAGCGCCTCTTCATCCTCAAAACCGATCTTGGCAGTCACAGCTTTGAACACATCAGGATCCTTATTCCTGGCTTTGAGAATGGATGGGCAAATAGTCCCATCGCGACAGAATTTATCCACGTACCAGGACAATGTCACATTCCAGTCAAAGATCTTAGCATACTCAATAGCCAATGCACTATCTCCGACTGGTTTCCACAAATCACAGTGGAAGCTTTCCATAGTTCGTTGAAAACGACGCACTTTCTCCCGACCATACGGGAGTAGCTCGTAAACCAACGACCTCACTTGGGATAGCAATAAGTAAGGTTTAGACACCACTGATTCCATATCTTGCACAGCTAGCATTTTAATCAGGGTGTGACACTTCATAGGTGAAGCACCAATAAGGGCCGTTTCACTAAAACGGGCTGGCACGGCACGACAATCAGCATACGACCAGGCTGGAATAATTTGGTACTTCAACGTGTGTTGCAAAAACACCAGATCACCAATCTCCTGGTACAAAATCTGTGCACCAGTAGACTTGTTTCCCAGCGTGGCCAGAATGCCCCAACGACCAAGAATCCTCGTAAAATCTCTAGAAGAGAAAGGTTCTACTCCCGCTTTCCGGCAGGCGAGAACAAAGGGAGCCTTGACAGCTGTCTGGCTATCATCACCGTGCGCCTTGTGAATGATCCACGAATCAAAACTTTCAGGTAAAGGAATACCACTATCCTCACAAAACTGAATTAACACACATGTTATCAACAAGCCATTCATGGTTGAGTTCAT